GATTCAGGTTATTTTGGTGGTGGTGGCTCTACTTCAGGTGGAACTTCTGCTGGTAATCAAGATGGTGGACTAGGTGGTGGTGGAGGATCTGTAGATGATTCAGGTTATCCACAAGACGTTGGCATTGCTGGTACAGCTAACACAGGTGGTGGTGGTGGTGCTGGTGGAGATGGTGTTAGTACAGGTGGTGCTGGTGGTTCAGGAGTAGTTATTTTAAAATACCCTGACACAGTTACATTAACAATAGGTGGTGGGCTTACAAGTTCTACATCTTCTTCAGGTGGCTTTAAACAAACAGTGTTTACTGCTGGTTCTGATAACATAAGTTTTTAATATGGCATATTACGCATTAATAGATTCAAACAACATAGTTACTCAAGTTATAAAGGGTAATGATGAGGGTGGCGATACTGATTGGGAAGTTTATTATGGCAACTTTCATGGTTGTACTGTAAAAAGAACTTCTTACAATACTTTTGGTAACGTACACGCTGGTGGTGGAACGCCTTTCAGAAAGAATTTTGCTGGAATTGGTTACACTTATGATTCAACAAAAGATGCTTTTATAGCACCTAGACCAAGTGATACAGAAGAGATTACTTGGACTCTTAACAATACAACTTGTTTATGGGAATCAAGTGAAAAATAAGATAGTATGTTTTATTAGGAGATAATTAATGGCAGGACTTAAAGTACATACAGCTCAAACAGATTCAGCAATTACTTTAGCTGAGTTAAAAGCATATCTAAAAGTTGATTCTAGTGATGATGATACTGTTTTAAATATTATAAAACAGGCAGTAGATTCTTGGGCTAAAGAATATACGAATAGAACTTTATGTACTACTGTTTATGAACTTTTTATAGATACTGTTTATGATGTTGATGTAAGAGTACAAGAGGGTTCTTACTTAGGAATAGATCAAGACTTTTCAAGAAGAAATATTATATTACCTAAATCACCAGTATCAGCAATTAATCATGTTAAATATTATGCAGATGATGATAGCGCTACAACTTGGGCTACTTCTAATTATCGACTAGATAATGCAAGTCAACCTAGTAAATTTACTTTACAGACTGGAGTATCTTATCCAACTGGACTAAGACCAGTGAATGGTATTGAGATTAAATATACTGCTGGTTATGGTGATAATACTGCTGTTCCTATGCAAATAAAACAAGCGTGTTTAATATATGGAAGTTATTTATTTGAAAGAAGAGGAGATGATGAGAAAGCAATTAAAGCTCCTTACTCAGCAACAGCATTACTACAACCTTTTGTAGTAAGACAGCTATCTACTAATCCATATAGAGGCACTTCACATTATGGTGGCATGAGATAATGTATTTAGGCGAGTTTAGAAATAGAGTCGCTTTGCAAACTCTTGGTGGGTCTACAGATGCAGGTGGTGGTCAATCATCAACCTATTCAACACAAGCAACAGTATGGTCTAAAGTAGAGCCATTATCAGGCTCAGAGGGTCTATTTGGAGATCAGTTAAGAGCAACACAAGGATTTAAGTTTACAATCAGGTACTATTCAGCACTAACGCCTAAATATAGGTTATATTATAGGTCTAAGGCATTTAATATCACCAGCATACAAATTGTTGATGAGGGTAAAGAAAGATATCAAGAGATAATAGCAACTGAGGGAGTAGCTACATAATGGCTAAACAAGGTATAAAGGTTTCTATGTTTTCTAACATAGAGAAAAATGTAAACAAAGCTGAAAAACTTTATCAGTTAAATGCCTCAAGGCATGTAAACAGAGTAGCAACTAATTTTAGAAACGATATTATGAGAAGTATGCAACAAACACCTAAAGATGGTAGAGAATACCCAAGAGGCAAGAAAACTCATGTTGCATCTTCAGAGGGTAATCCACCAGCTATTGATACTGGTAGATTAATTAACTCTATTACCACTAGACTTGCAACAGCAAGTAATAAACCTAGCGCAACAGTTATCTCTAATATGGACTATTCAGCAAGACTAGAACTTGTTTTAGATAGACCATTTATGGGAGATGAGTCTATTGCATACCTTAAAGCAAGAGTATTTGCTAATAAAATTGCTAAACAAGTTTCTATAGATAAACAATTTAAACCAATTAAGGTTGCACCAGCAAAGGTTAGATAATGGGATATCATTCATTCGATCTACAATCAGCTATATATTCTCTGTTATCAGGAGATAGCACCTTAGATGGTCTAATAGGTAATAATAAAATATTTGACAGCATAGCGCCTCAAGACACAGCATATCCATATGTAATTATTGGTCTTGAAACAATGAGAGATGTTGGTACAAAAACCCTTGATGGTAATGTCTACAATGTTGATATTGATGTATGGTCACAATATCGTGGACAGAAAGAAATCAAGGAAATAATGGAAAGAATTTACAATCTATTGAATAATGCTACAATAAGCGTAAGTGGTGCAAGTAGTGTTATGAGCTATGTTGTAAACGCAGTCACATTAACAGAAGTTGATGGGATAACAAGACATGGTATAGTGAATGTAGATTTCACTATATTTGATAGTTAATTTAAGAGGTAATATAAATGGCAGTACAAAAAGGTAGTGCATTATTAGTCAAAATTGGTAACGCTAGTTCACCTGAAACTTTTACAACTGTAGCAGGTCTAAGAGATACAAGCATATCTATCAATTCTGAAACTATTGATGTAACAAATAAAGACTCAGCAAGAGTAAGAGAATTATTGGCAGACGCAGGAATTAAATCATTTTCTATTTCAGGAAGTGGAGTATTTACAGATGGAGCATCTGAACAATCTGTTTTAACAGCATTTTCAGCATCAACATTTAGTAATTTTCAATTCTTAGTACCTGATTTCAATACATTTACTGGTGCGTTCCAAGTAACAGCTATTGAATACAGTGGTACTTATAATGATGCAGTTCAATATACTATGAGCTTTGAATCTGCTGGTGCAGTAACAATAGCGACAGTTTAATATGTGGATTGAAAAGAAAGTATCTATTAATGAAAAGGAACATACTTGCCTTGTTAATGGCAATGAAATTGAAGTACCTTTTTTTAAAGGATATGAAAACACTCTTGAAGTAACTATTGATGGAAAAACATCACCTGTATTATCTTTGAATAATGTGGGTGATAGAGATGAAACGATTAAAATTGAGGTAAAGGTAAATGAGTCCAAATCAAATAAGAGCAGAGAAACTACTAAACTTTCCAAATAATGTAGACTACAAAGCTAAAATGACACTTGATGTTGTTATGAGCATTGAGTCTGCATTAGGTAAATCTATCATGAAAGTTGCTACAAAATTATCTGAGGCAGATGTGCCTATGAGTGATGTTTTAATTATCTTAACTCTAGCCATTAGAGGTGGTGGTAATGATATAAAAGATAATGATGTCAAGGCACTTATTAATCAAATGGGTTTAGTTCAGTCCATAAAAATGTGTGGTGATTTATTAGCATTAGCCTTAAGTAGTGGTGATGAGATAGATGAAAAAAAAAGCGAATTATAGATAACGATAATTATGAGTTGCCACTAGAAAGGTGGATTCAAGTCTGTATAGGAATGATGGGTATCCAACCATCTGAATTTTACAATATGTCAATAGCAGAAATTACACTAGCCATTGATGGTTTCAAAGAATATAATACTGGTAAGCAATCATCTACAATGAATAAAGATGAATTAGCAGAATTAATGCAAAGGTATCCTGATAATTAATTATGGCAACAGAATTAGATAAACTAGTAGTAAGAATTGAGGCAGATTTACAAGACTTAAAAAAAGGTCTAAAACAGGCAGGTGATGTTACTAAAAGAAACAGCACTAAAATGCGTAAAAACCTACAAACTTTAAATAATTCATTTGATAATTTAGGTAAAGCAGTTCTTAAATATGGAGCTATTATAGGCACTGCATTTGCTGGATTTCAAATTAAAAAAATTATTGATACAGGCTCAGAAATTGAGAATTTAACAGTAAGATTAAATGCTTTATTTGGTTCAGCAGATGAGGGAGCAAAAGCATTTAGAGTTATGCTTGATTTTGCAGGGCGAGTACCTTTTGAATTAAAAGAAATTCAACAAGCATCAGGAAATTTAGCAGTAGTAACAGATAATGCTAATGAACTTGCTGAAATTCTTGAAATAACTGGAAATGTTGCCTCAATTACAGGATTATCATTCAGTCAAACAGCAGAACAGATACAAAGATCGTTTAGTGGGGGTATCGCCTCAGCAGACGTTTTCCGTGAGAAAGGCGTAAGAAATATGCTTAATTTCTCAGCAGGAGTTCAAGTATCACTTGCAGAAACAAAACAAGCATTTAGGGATACTTTTGGTAAAGGTGGTGTATATGGCAATGCAACCAATGAATTTGCTAAAACTTTATCAGGTACTTTATCAATGCTCCAAGATAAATTATTAATATTTAGAATAGCTATTGCTCAAGAATTTTTCCCTGAAGTTAAACGTACTTTACAAGACCTTAATCATGAATTACAAGATAATCAAGATGCTATAGAAAAATATGGAAATGAAATTGGTAGAGATTTAGCAGAAACAACTAAAGACTTTATTGAAAATATAGATAAAATTTTAAAAGGTTTAAAAGCATTTTCACTTTTTTTAGCTGGAACTGCTACTATTGCGATTGGAAACTATCTTCATAAGTTAGGTATGTTAAAGGGTGGATTTTTAGGTTTAGGCATAGCTACTCTAACATTTTCTGATGAATTAGAAAAACTTGGTGAAAATTATCTTGAACACAGGGGAAATATACACCCAGTAATTGGTTTACTTAAAGAAAATGAAGAGCAAAATAATAAAACGACCAATTCATTAGAAGAGCATAATCGCAAGATCAAAGAAATGATAGATACTTACAAAGCATCTATAATAATTCAAGGAATTTATGGAAAATTTAATAAACAAGTTTTACAGAAAGAAGTAGAAAACACAGGAATGACCTTTGAAACATTACAAGAAATTGTTGAGGGAATTAACAAAACTTTTGAAGATGCAGGTGAGTCTATATCACAGGCTTTTGGTGATTCTATTGCTAAAGGCGAGGATTTTAAAGACGCAATGAAGTCTATATTTCAAGATGTTATTTCACAAATTATTGCAACAATAGTCCATATAAGAATTATAAAACCCATGATAGATTCACTAACTGCATCTCTTAATGAACAGGTTAAGGCACAGAAAGAGGCGAATGATGCTGGTGGTGGCAGTGGATTTAGTTTAGGTAATGTTATTGGGAGTACAATAGGGTCAATGATGGGATTTGCTAAAGGTGGATTTACAGGTGGTTCAAATCCAATAATGGTTGGAGAAAAAGGAGCTGAAGTTTTTGTACCTAGAACTGCTGGAAATATAATACCTAACAATCAATTAGGTGGTGGTGGTTCAATAGTTATAAACCAATCTTTAAATTTTGCGACAGGTGTCGTTCCAACTGTTAGGGCAGAGGTGATGAACCTAATGCCTCAAATTAAGCAAGAGACTGTATCTGCTGTTGGTGAGGCAAGAAGTCGTGGTGGCAGTTTTGCTAGGACATTTGGTGCATAATGACTCAACCTAGTTATCCTTTAACAATGCCTACTAGTCCAAACTTCACAACAAGTGAATGGGTTATAACTCGTTCTAGTTCTCTTACAACCAGTCCATTTACTTATTCTCAGCAATCTGTAGAACATGGTGGCTCAATGTGGACTACTACAGTTACGTTACCACCTATGAATAGAGAACAAGCAGTTCAATGGCAGGTATTTTTTATGCAGTTACATGGTAGATTTGGAACATTTGCTATGGGCGACCCTGATGCTAAAACGATCAGAGGTGGTTGCACAGGTACTATCAATGTTAATGGTTCTCACTCGGTAGGCGCTTATTCGGTGGCAGTAGAGAATACACCTAATAGCACTGTAATTTTTAAGACAGGAGATTACATACAGTTTGGTTCAGGAGCTACTCAAAAACTACATATGGTTACAGCAGACTGTACCTCGAATGGAAGTGGACAAGCTACAGTAGAGATAGAGCCACCATTAAAAAGCGCTTTAGCTAATGATTCAGCTATTGTTTATGATAGCGCTAAAGCTATTATGAGAATGGACAGTAATGATCTCATGTGGAACGCAAACAAAGTATCTCTTTATGGCATATCTTTTAGTTGCTCTGAGGCTCTCTAATAGCTCGTTTTTGACCATTTTATTATAAATGGCTAACAATATACCT